ATTAACTCTAGCCAAGTCGGCTTTTTAAACGAAAAAACGCGCATTGGCACCGGGGCGACATACCCAACCGATAACGCGCAGCTTTACATCCAGCGGTCAAACAACAACCCATATATTGGTTTCTTTAGCAACGATGGCAGTCGTAACGCTTACCTTCAATCAAATGGCAGCGGAGCCTTTTACTTAAACAACGCTGAAGGCGGGGGTTGGGCTTTCAACAACTCAACCAGCGATGTGCTTTCGATTAGCAACAGTGGCACGCTAACAACCCCCACCCTAATCACCGGAGCTTATGGTGCGGGTGGATCAAGTGGAGATGGTTTTAGGCTTAATTCAACGGATTTATATGGTCAGATAAATGCAACTGATAAGGTACGGATTGCAGTAAACGGTAATTCATTTTTAAATGGCGGAAACGTGGGCATCGGCGACACCGGCCCCACTAGCGTATTAAGTATTCAGAAAAACTCTACCCGAACTATTGATTTTGAAAATATGCTAAAAATAACCCATACTTCTAGTGGTACAACTGGGGTTGGGTTTGGCAGCGCCATTTACTTCGTTGGTGAGCGTAACAATGGCGTAAACCAAGCTATGGGCAGATTGGTATTTGATGCAGAAGTAAACTCTGGCACCAATATAAGCAGTGGGTTCTCAGTTCAAACGGCCACCAATGGAAGCACAAGTGAGAAACTTAGGGTAACACACGATGGCAACGTAGGTATAGGCAGTCAAAACCCAGTAGCTCCGCTGGTTATAAGTAACGGTGGCGCATCGGGCATAGAGTTTCATCCAGAAATTGCAAATAACTATAACAGAATGACTAACTATAATCGTTCATCAAATAGTTATAATCAACTTGGTATTGATGCTTCACAGATTGACATTAGACCGTCAGGAGTAAGACGATTTAGCGTAACTACAGCGGGGGCCATCGTTAACCCAGACGCTCGCGCCGATGCTGATTTTCGCGTTGTCAGTGACAGTAACAGCTACATGCTGTTTGTCGATTCCAGTGCCAACAAAGTCAGCATAGGTAGTCAGTCATATAATTACGGTTCTGCTCTTACTATTCACGATAATACAGCGGGTTCTGCGCCAACCTCATTATTTTTAAGAAACAGCGGCACTTCTAGCGGCTCTGGGGCGACAATTCAATTTGGATACACTTCTGGTTATGGCGCGCAAATCCGCTTTAGCGGCAACCCAAGCAGCTATCGCATGGCCTCTACCACTTTCGCAACGGTTACTGGTGACGGTACAACGCAAGATAACGTACAGATAAGCACTACGGGCGACACGATTGTTTATAACGATTTGGGTGTAGGTCACGCAGGTAATCCAGATCACGTTCTTGACGTTGAAGCAAGTGTGTCTGGCGATTGGATATCGCAAATTTACAACACCCATAATTCAAACGGCTACGGTCTAAAAGTACGGGCGGGTGATGACGGTAACGTAACTTCTTTTAGAGTGTCCAATTACGATAACTCAAAGACTTTACTTAACGTGTACGGAGATGGCTCCGTTTCAATGCCTAATACACCAGCGTTTCATGGTAAAAGAAACTCTACCTTGTCTAACCCGGCCGCAAATACGGTTCATAATCTGTCCTTTGTAACAGAACGATTTGACCTCCAAAATAACTTTAATGGTACACTTTTCACGGCTCCTGTTACGGGCAAATACTACTTGGCGGTTAATCTTCGCTTAGAACAATTACAGACAAACGCTACTTATTATCAGGTGTATATCACAACCTCAAATGAAGCGTACCAGATCACGTTAGACCCTAATTTTTCTGCAAACTTAAATTTCTACGGTGTGGCGTATTCTGTTTTAGCAGACATGGATGGCGGTGATACGGCGAAAATCCAGTGGTATCAAGTGGGCGGCTCCACAGGGACAGATATACATAGTTCCAGCTACTTTTGTGGACATCTCGTAGCATAACCACGGGCGAAATACCCCTCACTTAAAGGAGTGAAACAATGGCAACAACCGTAACAATTACGATAAACGATACAGACGAAAAGGTTCTGTTAAACGATTTGGTAAATATCCAAGAATGGGTTCAGGGCGCGGTCGATGGAAAAATTCATAACTGTTGGAAACGTATGCAGCAAAACTGGACGCAACAGCTTATGAACGACGATAGCTTCACTGATCCTATCCCCAGTAACAAGGCAGATTTTATCACTCTGATAACAGCAAGAGATGATTACCAAACCCGTGCAGAACGTCAGGCAGCTGCGGAAGCAGAAGATTCAACCGAGGAGTAATCACAAATGGCATACGTTGGACGCGAACCGCGCCACGGCTTTTTAGAAGGCCAGACTTCTACATTTAATGGGTCTACCACTACGGTCACCTTACAGCGGAATGTCAGTTCAACGGACGCTATTGATGTGTATATCGACAATGTGCATCAGGAACCGGATGTTGCTTACACCCTCTCAAGTGGCGGTGACAGTATCACCTTTACCGGGACACCAGAGAACGGGGCAAAACTGTATGTCCGGTTTCACGGGATTACGTTTGACACTGCGAGAGCAAATCGGCTGATCAATACGGACGGCGGATCAACGGCTACATTGGCTGACAATGATACCTTCACGATGAGCCTAGACGGCACCACCGTGATTTCAGCGTCATCGAGCGGTGTTACAATTCCCAACTTGACCGTCACGGGCACCACAACGAGCGTAAACAGCACCAACCTGGAGATCGGCGATAACAAGATTACGCTGAACAGTGATGTGGCAAGCAACGCCGCTCCCAGCGAAAATGCGGGTATTATAATCAATCGTGGCAGTAGCGCAGATGTACAGTTTTTGTGGAACGAAACCAACGATGAATGGTATGCGGGCAACGACTTGGCCACCGGGGGCATTTTCCGCGTCAAGGGCGGCGGTACTACACCAACGCTTAGTGGTAGCACCCTAGCGGCGTTCACGCGCTCAGCGGCCACAAATAACGCCAGCATTGCCATCATTGGCAACAGCGGTGGTTATAGCTCCGTTCACTTTGGCGATGAAAACGATGAAGATGTTGGCCAACTAAACTACAACCACACGGCTGATGCCTTTTCACTTAACAAGGGGCTGGGCGTAACGGGCAACATAAATGTGTCTGGCACTATCACCGCATCGGGTGGGTCAACTAATAACGATGACAATGCAAATATTCTGACGCTTAACGCTACTGAACATGCTCGATTGCTTATCGACACAAGTTCAACAGGTGGTCATCGAGCCACGTTAGCCTTAGAGTCCAACGGCAATGAAACACAGTTAACTACTACCGGCAGCGCATCATATCTTAATGTAGCATCTGGCGACTTAACGCTGGATGGTGCTGGGGGGATTATATTTGATACCGACAATAACCAATCAGTTAAGTTAAAATTAAGCGGTACTCATTATGCGTCTTTGTATAAGTCAAATGACCATTTTATGGTGTACAACCCAATTTCCAATGGGGACATCCGCTTACAAGGTAAAGACGGTAGCAGCGTTATAACGGCGCTTACCTTAGATATGTCTGAGGCTGGCAAAGCGATTTTTAATAACACCGTAGGCACACCAGCGGGTTCAGCCGCCGCCCCTGCTTATACGTTTAATACCGACACCAACACAGGGATGTTCAAGAGGGGTACTGACCAGATCGGGTTTTCCGCTGGTGGCACGGAAATGCTGGCCCTTACATCTACCGGAATTTTTGCTGATAAACTTGGAAACAAAAGCACAGGCAGCGACCTTACATTGGACGCGGCTGGATCAATTATCCTTGATGCTGCTAGTAGTGATATAAACTTTAAAAATAATGGCGTTGAAACATTAAGGTATTCAAATTCAGCTTCTGGGCCACAATTCTTTTCGCCGGTAACGAACAAGGACATTATTTTTAAAGGCAAAGATGATACTGCAACCGTCACCGCCCTAACCCTTGATATGTCTGAGGCTGGTAGAGCAATTTTTAATGCTGGGCTGTTGTCCAATAATACAAATGACATCCGCAAAGCTCAAATCACCTCGCAATATGATAGCTCATCCTTTTTAAGGTTACACCCTTCAGCGACCACTAACAGCGGTGGTTATACGAATATGTTTTTTGGAACCAGCACAGACAACAACTATGGGGTTGCGATTGGTGGGGTGCGAGAAGGAACAGATGGCACACCCTCATTTGCCATCAGAATGCACAATGACTCTATCGTTGGCACAAAAGTTCTGACCATCGACTCTATGGGACGGACAGGAATCGGAAAAGTTCCCGCTTCTTCAACTGGCTCAATGCTTCAAATAGAAGGTAATGATGGTATTGCCTTTCGTAGACCAAATCAGACAAATCACTTTGTTCTTCGTCCACTAGGTGCCTCTGGTGGCGATGGCATGAGATTTACCCAAGAAGGTGTTGGTGATCGTATGGTGCTGGATGCCAGCGGCAACGTCAGCATCGGCTCTGATGACGACAACCCTTTTAACTGGGGCGGCTCAAGCAACAATGTTTCGATTAGTTCGGCTGGCAGTAATGATTGGGCGCAACTTAGCCTAAAAGGTAATGGCACTGGTGGCACAGGGATCAACCTTGGATCGGGTAGCGTTAGGCACGCTGGCATTTTTTCACTGGACGGTTCAACATTAGCTTTTGCTACAAACCCAACTAATTCGGGAACAACAACTTCAACCGCTATGACCATCTTGTCTAATGGCAATGTAGATATTGCGGGTGTACTTACCAACGATGCTAAACGAATAATTGACCACCCAACGCAATCCCACGCTCTGGCGCATTATCAAGAGCTTGTTTGCCACAATTCTATTACCACCAGCAATAAAAATACTTGGATGGATGTGGCGTTCACAGGGCACTCTTGCATCTTTAAAGTTTACGGCGCAACGCTCGAAAATAATAACAATGCGCTTGGCGGCGCAAGGCTCATAACGAATATGCTTGTTACTTACGGTAGCGCCTCCTTCACACAAGATGCATATAAAGTGACCGCGATGAACGGCGGCGGCGTTTCAAGTTTAGAATATCGCTATTTAAACAGCGGCGGCAACGCGGGCAGCCACAGATTGCAAGTGAGAGTTAACTGGTCAACGAGCAATACGGTGGCCGTTTACACCACAATCACCGGCATGTCAGAAACCCTATCTGTTGCCGAAGATAATTAACCCCCAGCCAAGGTAACCTATAGCCAATCCTACTATTGATATGTTCAGAGAATGTGATTATTTTCTACATACAAATTAACCAATGAGGAATAAAATGGACACTCAACCACAAACCGTAGACGCTAGCCAGCATCAAGCAATTGTCGCTGAACTAATCGACCAGCGAGACAAGGCTTTAGCTGAGTCTGCTAATAGAGGTGTGCAAATTCGTATGCTTCAAGCACAAATGCAGCAAGCTCAACAAGCTGAACCGGCAGCAGAAGAAAAAACGCCCGAAACACAAAAGAAAAAATAGTGTTGAAAAAGTCTACGGACAAATTTAAGACTTAATTCATACTCGCGTATGTGATGGGGCCATTGTGCCCCATTTTTTTTGGAGCAAGCCATGCCGTTTACCTTAGTCGAAGAGACAGGATCTGGAGTTGCGGGCGCAAACAGCTATGCAACCGTATCACAGGCTGATACATATTTCGAAAGTCAGATTTATAAAGATCAGTGGATCGGTGCCTCTGCTACGCGAAAGGCACAAAGTCTGGCAATGGCTACTTCTACCCTGGATACGCTGGTTGCATGGAACGGCACCAAAAAAACATCAACAAACCCGCTTGAGTGGCCGCGTAAGGGAGTAACTGAAAAGAACGGTTATGCCGTAGCCGATGATATAGTTCCTAGCATTATTAAAGAAGCGACTTACTTGACGGCTTTGGCTTTATTGGAAAGCAATCGGCGGGAAGAACCCGGTGACGCTGGCATTGATGAATTGAGCCTCGAAGGCATCGACATCAAATTTAATAAAACAGACAGATCATCAATTTTGCCTCACTTTGTAATGCTTGTCGTAGAAGATTACGGGCGCATCAAAGGCGGGCGCTTTCTAAGTGTGTCGAGGTCTTAATGGACTTACAGCGCACAATAAAACACGCGATGAAAGCGGTTGGGGGAGCCGTTGGCAATGTTGAGAAAAACCTTGAGGTAACGCTGGTACGGGAGAACGTAGAATATGACCCCACTACTGGCGATTTTAATCACAAAAATCCGAAAGTGTATCGCATCAAAGGATTGGTGCTTACCAATTCGAATACAGAGCAAGACATCGACAGACAGAAACGAAACGAACTAACCGTTCTTATCAGTTACAAAGATCTGCCGGAGAAGCTTTCGTCTTCTGACAAGGTTAAATTTGACAACACAACGCACTTTGTAACGAGCGCCTCTCTTGATCCATCTTCCTCACTGCATCGCCTGGGAGTGAGATCTGGATGACCATTAAAATAATAAAAAAGGGTAAGTCGTTTGACCGCCTTGAGAAAGATTTAGAAAAGGCAATTACTAATGAGCTTAAAGGTATTCTTACGATGGCCCATAATGAAGTTCTCGCGCATACGCCGGTCAATACTGGAACGCTGGCTGCCAATACGAACTTCTCTATTAATCAGCCGGATCAATCTTTTGGTGTTGTGGAAAACGAAGTTGATAGAGATGCGTCACAAGTCTCGCTTCCGGTCTACAGTGCATTGGGCATGGAGAAAAATCGGCCTCAAGCACTGAGCTTGGCAATCAGAAGAAGAGCGGCTGCGTTGAAATCTTTCAAGATCGATTTTTCAAGAAAGAAAACGTACAAATTCTTTATAACCAATTCCACTCCCTATGTGACTGATGTCGAATACGGCGAAGGCATCTACATCAAAGCACGGCAAAGCGCCACCGGGATGTTCCGCAAGTCGGTTCAGAAAATCAAACAGAATATAAAGTCAGGCAAAGGCAAGCGTTTCGGTAAGTTCGATCAGCGCATGTCGGGCCCGCGCACATATACTGAGTAGTCCAGATGAAATACGATGAAGAGCGCAAAGAGATTGAGAGCCGCTTTCAAACCATTTGGGCTGCGTCAGACTATAAAGGAATCCCGATAATTTTTGAAAACGTCCCATTCAAGGTGATCCCAGGCAAGGACTACGTTGCCATCCAGATCTTAGCGGCTGGCGGAGAAAAGCTTGAAATGGGCAACACTTTCTTTCGTAACGAAGGCATCATTCAGTTCGATATCTATGTGCGGGAAGAAACCGGATCTGCAACCGGGAAGAAAATGGCAGACGTAATTTCTGACTCCTTTCGGAATGTCAGATTTGGGGATGCAGCCAGCGGCTACATACTCACAAGGACGCCAAGTTTTCGTTCACTAGGGGTGGATGATGGGCGATTTCGAATGGTGCTATCCGTTGAATATCAGCGGGATGTGAGCATCGCTTAACGGCATTTTATGCCCCACCAACCTGGAGATTAGATAATGTCTAATACATACTTCGCCGATAGCAGCGAAACGCGGGTTGCCCTTATTGCAGAAGCCACTTGGGGCACAACGCCGTCTACGCCAGCTTTTAAAATTATGAGAGTGACGGGTGAGAGCCTGTCAGTCGAAACTGAAACAGTCACCGGATCTGAGCTTCGCGCAGATCGAAACGTGGCCCACCTCATCAATGCGTCCAAAGCAACCGGCGGATCGATAGAGATGGAACTTAATCACGATGATGTCGTTCATCTGATGATGGAAAGTGCGATGCAATCTGCATTTGCCTCTGACAAGCTCATCAATGGCGTGACGCCAAAATCGTTTTCAATGGAGCGCACGTTCAGCCACACATCCGGCGGAACAGGCACAAATACATTCGTGCGGCACAGCGGCATGATGTGCGATACGATGGCTCTAACGATGTCAGCGGGATCGATGATCACGGCAAGCTTTGGCTTTTTGGGTAAAGAGGCAACATCAGCGGCTGCCGCGATTACCGGGGCAACCTATACCGCCGCCTCAACCACACCGCCTTTGTCAGCGTCAAAAGATTTTGCCTCGCTTACAATGTCAAACATCACCTCGCCTAAGATCTCAAGCTTGAGCCTCAACACGACAAACAACCTTCGTCGCCAACAAGGCGTTGGGGTTGAAACGTCAGTCGGATTGGGCACAGGCCGCTTTGAAGTCACGGGATCAATGGACTTCTACATGGAGAACAAAGAGGTTCTTGACGATTATCTTGGCGGTACGGCTACAAGCTTGGTCTTTACCATTGGGGCAGCGGCTGGAGCAAAGTACACGTTCACCATCCCAACTGTGAAGTTTGAGTCAGTTACCATCAACGCGGGTGGAAATGATCAAGATGTATTTGTCTCAGCGGGCTGGAGAGGCCTGTTTAACGCTGATGTCGATAGTGGCACAGGCGGAAGCCAAGGCGGGACAATGATGATCGAAAGGAACGTGTGATCATGTTCACGGCATCTGTTTCATTCTCCTATTACGATGATGATGGAGAGAAAACGGTCAAAGTTGGGAGCGAAGTGAATGCTCCCAGCGATTGGCTCGACAACTGGGCAAAACAAGGTTTGGTAAAGTCATCTGCCAAGCCAAAAGCAAAAAAGGCCGAAGCTACTAGCTAAAGCCCTAGGGGGGGCACTTCGCCGGGGGGTGCCCTCTCATTATTGGAGACATTATGTCTAATTTTTTATCCCGTTATTCAACAGACAGCACTCTTGAAACAGAGGGGGTCTGGGTTGATTTTGGCGATGGCATTCAAGTTAAGGTCACTCGCGAGAATACCGATGAAGCGCAGAAATTCCGCCAGAAAATTCTTCACAAGTATCGTACTCACCGTAAGATCCCTGATGAAGTTTTGACTGACCTGGCGACCAAAGTTTTGGCGCATGTTTTGGTCAAAGATTGGAAAGGCATCACCGACGAAAAAGGCAAGGATCTGCCCTACACGCCGGAGAATGCGTACAAGATCTTTACAGAATTCAAAGACTTTCGCGAGGATGTTTCAACGGCATCACAAGAGCGGGAGTTCTTTAAACAAGAAGAGATTGCGGCCCAAGCAAAAAACTAGAGGAAGTCCTTGGTTGGATGGTCGATTGGGGGCATCGGATTGATGATCTACAGAACATGGTTAGCGATGATTACATCCCCGCTGCCTTGGAACGAAGACCGGAGCCGGTGCTTGCAAACCAACCCATCTTGGACGCCTTTTATTTTTTAACATCGAGGCGGGTTAGCCACTTCGATGCGATTGGCTGCATACCCCTTAGTGAGATGATTTCTTACACCCAGGTTGCCGGGATGAATGATCCGGCGACACGGGAAGAGTTCATCTTTTTCCTGAGTTTTGCCGACAACTTTTACGTTGGTAAAATAAACGAGAAGAAAGCGAAATCACATGGCTGACAGTAGCATTGAAATTCAGATTAGCGCCCGTGGCGCTGATCAGGTCGTTAAAGATTTCAAAGCAATTAATGCTCAAGTGACAGCCCTTAACAAGAAAATAGGGAATTCCGCTGGAATAAATAAGTTCGTTAAATCGATGGCGGATGCATCGAAGAACTTTACCAAAGCTCTAAAGTCGATGGAGCAAGCTCTCAATAAAATTAAAGGGTCAACTCAGGCCGTTCAAAACGCTCAAAAGCAGCAATCAAACGCGCGTTCCCAGCAAATAAGAAACCAAATCGCTGATCTTAGGGCGCTAGGAACCGCTGAACGTCAAGCTAACCGACTACAAGCAAGATTTGATAGAGCGGGATTTAACAGCGGATCTGGCCCAGCAAATGCCCTGCGAGGTTTGAGAGGTGACATTGCTGGGTTGCCGAGTGGTGGGCCGGAAAGAACTCTGGCAATGGTCGCAGCCCAGCAAAAGTACAATCGCGCCATAGATGCCTCTCAGGAAAAATTTAGAGGCCTCAACGGAACAGTGGACACGGCGGTTCGTCGTACTGGCCGATTGGGAAATAGCTTTTCTGGCTTGCGAGGGATACTTCTCAATACGGGCGTGGCACTATCTGGTATTACTGCAATCTTAGGCTTTAGAGAAATACTAGATGCCGTAAGAACCATTCAACGCTTTCAATTTACCATACAAGCCGCGTCTGGCAGCGCTCAAATATTTGGGAAAAACCTTGAGTTCTTGCGGGGCGTTTCCAAATCGATAGGTATTAACTTAGCTGAAGTTGGTCAGCCGTTTGGTCGATTTATTATGGCAGCAAAAGAAGCTGGCTTTGAAACCGATGAAACAAATCAGGCATTCGCAAAAATCGCTGGATCGATGAGGAACCTTGGCGGATCTGCCGCTGATACAGCCGGTGTTGTGCGAGCTTTTGAACAATCGCTGTCCAAAGGCAAGTTCATGGCTGAAGAGGTGAGACTCCAGTTGGGCGACCGCTTGCCAGTAGCTATGACTGCGCTACGCAAAGCAACCGGCATGACCGGCGAAGAACTAAATGATGCCTTTGAAAAGGGTAAGTTGTCAACAGAAAAATTCTTTCTTCCATTTGTAGATGCTTTGTTCGAAGCCACTGGCGGCGAAAATCAACTCCGAATGGCTTCAAAAGGATTGGCGGCTGAACAAGCTCGCCTTGCAACGGCGACACTTGAAGCCGCCGATGCGTTTGGGCGCGGAGAGAATGATGATGGGTTCACATCCGCTGTTTCTGAAGCAAACAGAGAATTAACTGCGATGCTATCTGAGGCCAGCACTATTCAGTTCTTAGAAAGACTTGGAACTGTAAGCGCAAATGCAGCCCGAAGTTTTATGCAAATGGCGAATGCATTTTTCGATATTGCTATGAACATGGGGCCAGCACTTAAAACATTAGAAGATGGATCAAAGCAAGCGACACAAGTGCCAAGAACATTCATGCAAGCATTTGCCGAAATGATTTTAGGGACAGAGGCGGCTCAAGCCGTTTTCAATCCAGGCGGGGGTTTATTGCCAGTTGGCGGAAATAGAGCCAGCCCTCACACTGGCTTAAAAACTAGCATTGGAATGGATCAGGACTTTGGGTTTGATTCCGTAACACCCGAAGATCGCCAAGCGGCTTTAATGCTTTCAATGGGAGGTCTTAAATCTTCTTACCGCCCCCCATCTTATGGCAAGTTTTCAGAACGCCGTAACGAAGCTTTGTTAAGAACGAGCAATCCCGGTGCGGTTTCAGCCAGAAGAGCCGGAGAGGATGCCGAGGCATTGGCCTTAAATCCCGGCAAAGAGGGTATAGCTGAATTGCAAAAATATATGCAAACGGCTGAGAGAACTCGCGCCGTTGTTGATGCATTAGACGTAGCAATAGTAAAAGGCACCGTTACAACAGCGGCACAGGCTTCAGCATTTAATCAAAACACACTCGCAGTCTTTGATAATAAAGGAGCCCTCGAAGATCACATTAGCACAGTCCAAAAAGAAATAGATGCAGACAAAGACGCGCAAGACGAAAAAGACAAAAACAAAGTTCTGTTAAAAGAACTGAAGGACTCAATTTCTACAACGACCACTAACACAATTGCTCTTGCAAGCGCTCAACTGAAAGGCACAAACGAATTAAAAAAGGCTAGTGGGCAGATTGAAATAAACAACACAGTCCAAAAAGCATATAACGATTTAATTGCTCTTGGAGAAAGTGCTGAGAACGCCTCTAATTTAACGAAGACTCTACGCCTAGCTCTTCAGCAAAAGCTGAATACAGAGATCACTCTTGCTATTGAGCTTGAGCAAGCGCGACTTGATGCCGAAGCTGAAGCAGATAGACAACGAGCGGCAAGAGAAGCCGCAAGAGCCAGAGAAGAAAAGGCTAGAGCGCAAGGGAAAATAGATGATGTAGCTCGCCAAATTCAAAACATGGATGCGGAAAACGATGCTATGCGGCGGGGCGCTACAGCCCTCAAAAAGTTCAATGCCGCCCTAGCAGAAGAAAACCTTCTCCGCGACATTGAAAAGAAACTTACCGACGAAAACATCAGCGCAAAAGAGCGCGAGTTCTTACTTGATGAAATGCGCCGTGTTCAATCAGAGCGCAAGATTGCCCAGCGCGGGCCGCAAACACTGACAGACGGTTTCTTAGCGGCGGGTGATACACTGAAAGACTATTTTGACCCTGACAATTATGACAGCCCAGGGGCCGCTCTTGAGAATTCATTAGTCGGAGCATTTGGAACAGCAACTGATGCCCTGGAGACATTCATTAAGGGCGGGAAAGTAAGCTTCCAAGACTTGAGAGATCAGATCATTATCGACATCTCTTTTGCGATGGCCAAAGCGTTTGCCATGAAAGCAATGACCGCTGCATTTGGGTTTGCTGATGGCGGGATAATGACCGGGTCTGGCCCAATGCCCCTGCGCTCATATGCAAGAGGCGGCGTTGCCAATAGCCCGCAAATGGCGCTGTTTGGAGAAGGCTCAACACCAGAAGCTTATGTGCCACTTCCCGATGGTCGGACGATCCCAGTTACGATGAAAGGTGGTGGTGGTGGCATGACAGTTGTTCAGAACTTTGACTTCTCTAATGCAGATGGCAGCACTGTCGCAAACCTCCGCCAAGCGGCATCGGTAATTCAAGAACAAACAAAGCAAGCCATTTACGCTGAAATGCAAGACGGCGGAAATGTTGCTAAAATAAGTGGGCGTAGATAATGGCACATATAACTTTTCCCACGATGAAAGCTCCAGCTTCAATTAATTTTGGGCTGAGAGGATCAGCACAAGCATTCACCTCAGAGTTTACGGGATCTAGCCAATATGTTCGCCTACCCGGTTCGCGCTGGTATGGATCGGCAAGCTGGGAAAACTTGGATGGCGAAGATTTGGAAAAGATAAAAGCATTCCTGGCTCAAGTAGAAGGGCCGCATAACACCTTCTCTTTTGGCGATGTATCACGGGATGTCCCTCGATCCGGTTTGGCCACGACAGTGGTTTTAGAAAAAACGTCTGGCACTACCTCTGCCCATCAGACAGCGTTTTCTATTCGAAAAGCGTCCTCAAGCTCAACGATCAGCGGTACGGTTTCTGCATTCAAAACTGGAGACTATTTTCACATAACGTCAAGCAAAGGTACTGAGCTTAAAATCGTAACCGCTGACGCCACCATTACAAACACGGGCACATCAACTTTAAACTTTGCCCCTGCCCTGCGTGGCACGGTTTCTGGCGGGGCAGATCTTACTCACAGAGCGCCTCGCGGCGTCATGCGCCTCACTGACAACGAACAAGCTATGTGGGATATTCGAGCGCCGATTTTGGGGTCTGTGGGCTTTGCGTTTCAAGAGGCTTTTTAATGACTAGAGTTTATACAAGCACCGCGAAAACAGCAAAAGCAGGGGATCACTCTAGGTGTTATTTTGTGACTTTGACCGTACCAGGTTGGACTGATGCACCATTCAATGATGGAGTTTTGAGATTTAATACAAGCGCTTTAGATTTTGACTACTCAAATAAGACATATCTTGGCGCTGAAGGGGTAATGAGCGTTGCAAGCGTAAAGGAACAAGAGGAGTTGAAGCGAAACGGAATAGAGGTGGTTTTCTCTGGACTGAGCAACGAAGTTCTAAATCTTTTTTTAACCGACACATATGACGTAAATAGAGTAGTCGTAGAAGCTTTTGATGTGACATTAATATCGTCGGGCGTGACTGAATATAGCATCAACTCAGTCATAAAAATCCACAAAGGCAAAGTCGATGCAGTGAATTACAAAACGTCCCGCGAACAGACAACCATAAGCATTAAAACTGTATCTCAATTTTCAGATTGGGCCAGACCAAGGCTTTTTAAACTTGGAGATGCCTCTCAAAAAGCAAGAGACAGCACCGACAAGTCTTTAGAGTTCATAACCGATACGATGATAAAACAGGTGACTTGGGGCATTGGAAGTTAGTTCGTATATACGTCCGTATATGGATGCAGAGTTTAAATATGGTGTAAATGATTGCGTTCTTTTTATCTCAAGACTGTGGGAACCCAAATCTGGGAAAATATTTGAAGTAATCAAAAACAGAATTGGGATCGATGACACCAACTGGCCTCAAAGCTTTGAAGAATTGCAGAAAGTTGCTGAGACACACGGCTACAAAAGCGTAGCGGCCATGCACATGCGCTTGATGCGCGAAATTGGTTTCAAGCCATACTCTGACAAGAAAAACGGCGATGTTTTGGTTGATCGCAAGACACACACCCTCGGCCTCTACTGGAAAGGCATGGGAGCGTTTTTATCCAATGATGGGGTCGTTCTGACCAAAATAGACATAAAATATGGCTGGAGAATTTAAATGCCACAGTTTATCGCAGCGGCAATAACATTTGTAGGAGCCTACACTGGGGCTACGGCAGCGAGCGTAATTGTATATGGGTCTATAGCCGTTGCCACCGGATATGTTGCCGTCAAAACTGCCGAACAAAAAGCAAAACGCGCTGAAGACAAAATGCGCGCAAAAGCCAGAAATCGCGCTCAAGAAATTCAAAACATGCAGTTTGGAACCGTTGCCCCTAGACGTTTCATCTATGGTCAAACCATTACAAACGGACATTTTATTTTTCAAGAAACAGCCGGGACAGACAACAAAGATCTGTACCGCGTATTGTATCTGGGCGAAGGCCCGATTGAGAACGCAGATCAACTGTTTTTCAATGAAGAACAAATTACAGCGTTATCAGGAACGCTCGATGGCACAGCCGGTGCTTCAATAAATTCGGGAACATATAATGGCTACTTTGATGTTCAAGTAGGAAAAAACGGTGGATCAGGCGCAAATGTTGCTACATCCCTGACCTCAAAACTTGCAAGTAATACCAGTTGGACAGCCAATCACAAAATGACAGGCAACAGTTGGCTTGCTTACAAAATGGTTCACAATAATGAGGTCTGGACGAGCGGCGTCCCAAACATCCGAGTAAGAGTAAAGGGCCGCAGAGTTTACGACCCAAGGCTCGACAGCACCAATGGCGGGAGCGGATCTCACAGATACGACGATGAAACTACTTGGGCATATTCCAACAACTCAGCGCTGTGCGTATTAGATTTTCTTATCAATGGAATGAAAGTCGATATTGACGATCTTGACATCGCATCTTTTCAAACATCCGCAAACACCTGTGATGATGATATTACTATCATCAATTCATCGGGCACCTCTACAACAGAAAAGCGTTACACTACAAACGGCGTTGCTTTTCTCGATGAAGAGGTGATCTCGACATTAGAAGAATTGCTAATCCCGTGTCACGGTAGCTTGATAGAAGAAGGTGGCACAATACGACTGTTAGTGCCGGGGGAGTCAACTACTGTCACGGCGAATTTGACCGAAGACGATCTGATCTCAGAGCTTTCAATTAAAGTTAACGCACAAATTTCAAGTCGAATGAACAAAGTCGGCGGGTCATTCACTTCAGCCGAAGAAAACTATCAAGAAGTTGACTTTAGCCCAATAAGTAGTTCGTCGCTTATTGCTGACGATGGGCGAGAACACATCCAAGAGCTTTCACTGGCAATGGTTACCTCGGAATCCCATGCTCAAAGGATTGCATCCATAGTTCTCAAAGAAAATGCTTTGACCAACTCAATTAATGTAACCTTGAAGCCAGAATTTGCTTATTTACGCGTGGGCGACATCGTTACTCTGACGTTCCAGCCGGAAGTAATAGGCGGAACTGGTACAGACTCTATTCTTACCAACGCCACAAAATTTCAAGTTGTCTCTTACAGCCTACAGCCTTCTGGCGAAATTGCAGTTGAGCTACAAGAATACAATGACTCATCGTATGTTTGGAACACCGCTGATCACGACTATGTGACCAGAACTGCCCTAGCAGATAGTTTCATTGAGGCGATACCACAGCCAACTTTCGGCTCTCCTACACAAGCAAATTATCTCGATGAAAACGGCAACCAAATTCTTGCTTTTAGCGTGCCAATTACGCATGGAAGCCATCCCAACTTTGCCTTTACAAGTGTGGCTCTGAGTCGGTTTGGAGTCCGTGCCAATAACACTGAAACCCCGATTGATCTTGTTGAAGGCCTTCGCGCTGGATTAAGCGATACAGATTTAAAGTTTTCAAATCTTTCGACACAATTGGAACCTGGGCATGTAGGCACATATGTCAGCTACAACTATAAACTTTTTGGCACGACCTATGTTGAAAATGGGAAAAGATCTTCTCCAGTTGGACTTGATGTCACTTCATCTATTGCAAAAGACACAACCGCACCTAGCCAGCCTACAAGTTTGAGCGCAACTGGCGGTCTAAACCAAATTACGCTGAAATGGGCGAACCCAACAGACTTGGACTTTGATCGCGTTGCTGTTTACCGGCATACCTCAAATGCAGTAAACAGCGCAGTATTCATCGGCGATGTTCGAGGCACCTCTTTTGTCGATACTGGAATTTCGGACTCAACGCAGCGTTATTACTGGATCACATCAGTAGACAAAGTTGGAAATGAAAGTGCAAAAGTCGGGCAAGTAAATGCAACCACCGACTCTGCACCCCCCGCTGGGAGCCCAGGCAACAATACTGCAACCGTTGAATTGTTTAGAGCCGGTGGAGCTAGCGCACCAACACAAAACCCCAGTGGCAATTTTACTTACACTTTCTCAACTGGGGCGCTCAGTTCTGGAACGCTAAACGGCTGGTCACAAACAATTCCAGCGCTCTCTGTTGGCCAGTACCTTTGGAAGAAAATAGCAACCGCAACAAGCAATAACGCGACAGTGACCATAGCTGCTTCCTCTTTTTCAACTGCAAGATCGGTTGGAAGAATTCCAGAAAGGCCCACAGTTTCGCTAGGAACAGTTAGCACTGGGAGTGAAGGCAGTTCAGCGTCAGGAACAAACACAGGAACAGGAGAAGATTCTGTATTTAACTTCACCATTCCGGTAGGGGCTACTGGCGATAGCGGCCTAATTATAACTCTAAATGGCGCTGATATTGTTACTAACAATCACAGACCGACCCAAGCGACCAACGCTCAACTAAGCAGTGCCTTTACACAAGTAAATCCAGCGCTTTTGGGAAGTATGGCTAATGTGCCTGATGATGTTTATGTCTTTGCAAGGTTCATCGACGCCGGTTCAAATGCAACCGCTGCCGGGAGCTTGGTAAGCGGGCGAAATTATGAAATCTTCAGCCTTGGCACAACTGACTTTACAGCCGCTGGAGCCGTGAAAAACCAAATCGGCGTTACCTTTCCTCACAACGGAGCAAGTTTATCTGGAACAGGCTCATGCCTTGAGTATTCAGTGCGACAGTGGAATTATTCAACTCAATCTTGGTCAAGTCATGTAATCGACTTTGCCGCGCCTGCGATATTTTCTCCAGAAGTCTTATCTCAAGAGATGATCACGAATTTCTTAGCAGCATCAGTTATTGAGGCGGATCAACTTGTCATAAACGCTGAAGTTGATTTAGAAGATGGAGCCGCATGGCGTGTTGGCAAAAATAGTTTCGATAGCTCTAACGATGGAATCTTTTTAGGTAACCCGACAGGCAACTTGAACTTTGCTTTCGCTACTACTGGAACAAACTCATCAAATGAGAAGCACGGCGTTGAAATCACCGATGAAACGACAAAAATCATTAACCCATTAATCGTAAAAGAAGCACAAAACTCATTTTCGTCTTCTAATATCCAAGGCACTGGCAATTATACAATCAAAAGCTCAACGGTAAACCCAAATGCCGTTAACCTTGTCGTTAACAGTGTTGGCGGCGGTGCGGGGGGTGCAGGGGCCGTCGATCAAGCAAATGCACCAGGAAACGGTGGAACAACTAAGTTTCGATTGATTGTAAACAACTCGTATCAAAGCTTTATAGATGCCACTGGAGGAACGGCAAGAACAGGCACTGGATCTGACAAGTGGCGCGGAGATCCGGGCGATGCAAGCGCATATGCCTCTGGGGCAGCATATATTGATTCAAGCTCCGGTGGGGACGGAACAAACAATGCCGGGACGTTGGGGTCAGGTGGGGCGGGGGGATCTGGACGGCCACCAGATTGGAACACCTCTTCCAGAAAAGGTGGAGCCGGTGGTGGCGCGGGGCAGCATGTTACAAGCACGTTTGACATTTCGAGTTACAGCACAGTTATTCTTCAAGTCGTTCAAATGGGTTCTGGTGGATCGGGCGGGACAAGTAACCGTGGCCAAGGTGGGAACGGCGGTACAGGATTAGTCCAATACACAATCGAAACGTCAGGTCTTGATCCTGTTTTCATGAATACAGAGAGAACACACTCTGTTTTAACTACCAGTAGAACTTGGGATACTTGGTATCTGAACGGTGGCAATGAAGCGGTGATTTCGATGTTCGTATATCCTAATACTTTTAGGATTTTTCAATTTTATGTAAACACTTCAGCTTCTACATCAGGTGCTACACTCATAGGGCAAACCGAACCAACCGCTTACACAGGTGGAGATCTAACCGTCATAGTTCCTCCAAATCATTATTATAGCTTGAGGCGAGCCAGCGTTAATAGCGGTGACCAGATTAGATTTTGGGGGGAATACAAATGAGCCAAGAAACTCAATACAACTACATTGATGATGACGGTAATCATTTTGTTTCTTTTGACGTAGTAGAAGGCTTGACGGAGATCTCTCCAAAACCCAGTGCTTTTCACGAATGGTCTGGCTCTGCTTGGGTGGAAAATCCTAGTGTTAAATTAGCCAGCTTAACGAGTGAGATAAGAGCTTTGAGGAACAGTTTGCTTGATTCTGAAGTAGACCCAATAGTTTCTAACCCTCTCAGATGGGCTGATTTAACAGATGAAAAACGTGCGGAATGGACGCAATATCGTACTGATCTTTTGAATGTTCCACAGCAAGCAGATTTTCCGACAGTTACTTGGCCAACAAAACCTTCTTGACGATTCCTACAGACAAAATTCACACTGCACTTATGAAGGCTGGAGGAGAAAGTGACAAAAAAAGTTACTGACTCCCGAACTGTTCGCGCTGAAGTAAGCGAATTGATCGCCTGTTTGCATCTGATGTCCAAAGGATTCGCAGTTTTTCGGAACATGATTCCCAAAGGGCCAATCGATTTTGTAGCCATCCATCTGGAAACGAAAGAAGTCCACCTAATCGACTCAAAAACAGTTGTAAGAAAAGAACACAAGGCAAGGCGAAGACACACACCGGAGCAAGAAGAGCTAAAAGTTATTTTTGCGTATCTAAGCCCTGATCAAGCTCAAGAGATGCTTGAGGATTATCACATCAACTTCGTGAACGAAAAAGGCGAAGACATCGAATTCTAACCGCCGGGGTTTATAATGATTTGTGCGCTGACCAGCATTGCATTCGGGATGCTTCCGCATGGCCAGATGTACAAGTCTTGCACCTATCGCTGCCCGCGAGAAATATCTCAGTTCTATTACCACTACCCAAAGCGCATCAGAACGCTTCCAGAACTGCCCTGCCCTAGCCGTGCAAAGGTAGGAGCTTAACATGATTGATCCATTTACGGCGTTTGCCGCTGTGAAATCTGCGGTGGCGGCGGGCCAAGAACTTGTAAATGTAACCAAGCAGATCGGAGAATTTTTCGAAGGAGTCGATGAGCTTCGCGCTAAACATGAAAAGAAGAAGAACAGCGTTTTTTCATCATCCGACGAAAACTCAATGGAAACCTTCGTTAATTTGCAGCGTGCCAAAGACGCCGAGGAGTCGCTCCGAGAAATCGTCATATCGACCAGAGGATTCTCTGCCTGGGGCGAACTCCAGGCCATAAGAGTTCAAGCACGAAAAGACCGAAAGGCAAAGATCGAAGCCGAAAGAAAACGCAAACAAAAACTGATTGAGCGGATAATTGTTTACGGTGGATCTGCGATTGCAGTTTCAATCCTCATTGGCATCGCCGTTGTAGTGATCCTCGCGCAGCAAGGTAGGCTCTGATGTCCGATGGATTGTCAGGCATCGGCAACATGCCATTCAATGTGCAAAGCGACATCCATCAACTCAGTCGTGCAAGAGAACGCATCGAAAGCCATTTTGAAAAACAAACAATAGAAAAAGAACATCGGCGAGTTCACTCAGCCGAAGACGCTGCACAGATACGCACCGAAACAAACAATTATCGATATGACCGCTTTCTCCGCCAACAGGAGAAAATCCAAGAAGGCATACACGTTAATTTTGAGGTGAAGTAATGAACCCGCCAAAGCAGCTACAACAAGATAGTCAGTACAACAGCATGGATCTGGACGGCGATGGAGTTGTCACCGACGATGAACTCCGCATGTCTGAAAAGATGATGCAGATCGAAAACCATGACCGAATGCAAGATCAGCAACGCCTGATGGCATGGGTCGCAATGATTAGCACCATAGGGGCCGTTGTGGTGCTTCTAACGCCTCTTATAGGGCTGGACAGGATGGCAGCGGCTTCCGCGTTCCTAAACACCTTCCTAGTGGCTCAGACAGGCGTTGTGGGCGGCTTTATGGCGTCCTCAGTCCTCTCCAAACGGTCATCTGACAAAGGAGCTTAAAATGCTCACTATCCTCGGTAGCGCCCTGGGCTTTGCGACCAGCATTGTTCCAGAAATTCTTTCGTTCTTCAAACAGGCGCAGAAGAATAAACAAGACCTAGCGATGCTTGAAGCCAAAGCAAAATACGCAACCCATCTGTCTCAACTGAAAATCGACGAACTCAATGTCCAAGCTGACATCAGCGAAATGCAGGGCATCCATCAAATGCAAACAGCCGCCAACGCAAACAGCAAATTTGCAGCCGCGCTTAGTGGGTCGGTTAGACCCGTTATCGCATATGCATTCATGCTACTGTTTTTGGCCATCAAAGGTCTAGCAGCTTGGCAAGTCTACGGTGATGTAGGCCTCAACTGGT